TTGTGATTTCTCTAAAATTCCATCCGTATTCGCATTGAGCTACAACGTTTGGCCTATTAATATCGCCAAACCCAATAGTTACCTCATGATTGAAATTTAATCCGTATGCGCCTGCCAAATCCATCCATTCGTCTGTATAGGTCTGAACTTTAGGGTCCACCCCTTTAAATTTAGGGTGCATTTTTACCTTAGATAACAATGTGTTAAATGATACTAAAATTAGGAAAAGCAATAAGAAGTTAATAAGTCTAAATTTAATCATATACTTTTTATATCACATATTTAGTGACATATCTGTGTAAACCTAAACCGACAATCTTATATTTATGCCATTTGGAGTCGCCGATACTAACTCATTGAATTTTGGTTCATCTAATTTGAGCCCCCTTACTATTTCTGGGGGAGTACAATCATATGCATTCCAAAACTCTCCCTTTCCCTGGACTTCGGTTTCAAGTGCTTTTTTCCCACAATTGCAACCTAACCCAAATCTTTGGGATAAACTTGCCTATTATCGACTTATCGTAATAGATACCTTCAATGGAAATAAGGTTGTAGGTGGAGATGAACCCCAAGAAATAAATATTGAACCACTCGGTAATGGAACTCTTGCCTTTATTCCCATGGATTCTTCTTGGGAATTTAGATTGCCCATTACTCCTCAGCAACTATCTATTACGGATCAATTTGCCATCAATCTTTCGGCTACCCTAAGAGGCGTTTTGGAAGAACATTCAGGTGTTCGTTTTAAAAACATTTCCATTAAAGGAACCTTTGGTGTTTGGCCTGGAAGACCTTCTATTGTACCTCAGCCTGGGACACCAGGTGTATTACAATCTATCTTTGGTAATACGATTCAAGCTGCTCAAAATGTAGCCACTCAGTTTACATCTGTCATAAACAATATAACTACAGGATCAAACGCTGCTAAACCAATAAATTATAGACCAGACAATACCAATCCACAAGAACAATTAAATGGAAGCGATCCAGAAGCCGAAGGTTTTGGTACGGGATATTACCAGACCATAATGCTTCAGCAATTTTTAGAACAGTATGAAGAAGGCAAAAGAAATCCCGCCAATGCTGGTTGGAGATTAGTTTTCGATATTGTTAAACAGAATCAATCCTTCGTAGTCACCCCAATCAATTTTAACTGGGAAGAAAGCGTAAATCACCCACTAGAAATTGACTATACTTTGCAATTGAAGGCTTGGCGAAGAATTAATTTAAATCAAGAACCGGGACTTAATGCTCTTCAAGTTACGCCACTCAGTCCTGGCATTCTACAAAAAATATTAAACACTATAAGTGCGGCTCAAAATACTGCAGCGGCAGCGTATAATTTAATTGGTGCAGTGCGTTCAGATGTTGACAGCGTTCTGAATATCATAAGACAAACAGGAATTCTTGTAAAGCAACTAGCAGGAGTAGCTTTGGCAGTTTCTGACTTACCATCACAACTTGTTGGGGATGCAAAAAGTACAGTTTCTAATTTTTTGGCTACTTTAAATATAAATAATCTAACTGGAAATGCAGCCACGGATTCAGTAACAACCCAAAAATTGTCTCAAATTCAGCAATTAAATCAGACAAATGAAGGGCTTTCCTCTTCTGCTGTTGCCAATGGGCAACTCGGAAATTCTGCAACTGTTTCTTCAACCTTAAATCCATCAAACAATGTTTTTTCTAGTCCGCTACAGTATCCTATGCTGATGAGTCAGGTACCAGTGAACAGTTTGAGTTTAAATAATGCTCAACAAAATGCGCTCCAAACAGAACTTGATACAGTAAATGACTTTACGGTACAGGACTTGCAAAATATGAGAAATACTATTTTGACTCTTTGTACTCAATTATCAAATTCATTTGGTGCAGGAAATTCTTACTATAGTACCCTTTTCAATCAACCGCCTCCATTAGTAAGAACGCAACCAATGACTCTTGACGAGTTCGATATACTACAAACCTTCTATGCTTTAGTGGAGTCTTATGATTTGTTGACTGCAACCAATCAATTAGATAACGACCAAATATTAAATAACATGCAGTACGTGAATGCATTGGCCGCTACTTCAGGCATTGAATTTTCTATATCGAATTCTAAAATCCAAGTCCCAGTCCCATTTGGATTAAATGTTGAGCAAATTGCTCAAAGATATTTGGGAGATTCGCAACGGTGGCTTGAGATTGTGACCCTGAATGAATTAAGAGAGCCCTATATTGACGAGAATGGATTTCAATACTCCTTATTGTCAAATGCAAATGGTAGAAATATTGTAATAGGTGCTAGCCAAGACTTGTTTGTCGGACAAACAATTTATTTAAATTCTAGTACGCAATCTCCTACCGCTAGGACAATTTTGGATATTGTCCCTCTTTCACAAACTAGCTTTCTATTAACTTTGGACGGCTTATCTAATTTGGACAACTATACGATTGCTGATAGCGCATACATACAAGCATATTTGCCAGGAACGGTGAATAGCCAAAATGTTATTTTTGTACCTAGTGACTTGCAGACTCCGGCCTATGACCAGATTTCTATTCCTTCAAGCGTAGCCAACGTCAATTTGGTTGGATTAAGTAAGGTTGATTGGTTACTCGACCCATCTGGGGACCTTGCTACGACCAATACAGGTGATTTTAGGCTTGCTGCCGGTATTACCAACCTTATACAGGCATTAAACATCAAATTCGGCACACAATTGGGTACTTCCTTAACAGATCCTACGTTTGGGCTAGGTGTTAAGCCAGGTACGGCTGTATCCGACATAACGGCTTCCGATATTTACAAACAAATCGTAAATATGGTTACCGCAGACCCAAGGTTCTCCGCAGTTGACGGATTACAGGTCACATTAAATGGACCTAGTTTGGGAATTAATCTATTGGTTCAACTAGCCGGAATTCAAGGGGTTTTTCCGGTTGCTTTTACTTTACCTACAACTAATTAGATTTTAAGAATTTTCTGGCGATATAATATATACGAGGACTTACATACCCTCAATCTTACTGTATAAGAGGTTTTTAAATGGCAACTAGCCCAACTCCCCCAAGTTCGTCTTTACCACAGCCCCAGTCCTATGAAGACTTACTTGGTCAATCATCGAGTAGTTATGCGTCTGCATTGGGGATCAACGATCTAAACATTGGGTCGGCAAACGTAAGTTTCTTTAAAGTTGTTGCTCTTATGGTAGCCCGTGCAAGTGGGGACATATTCCAGATTTTAAGAGATTACAACCTAGATCGTGCTACTGGACCAGCTTTAAAGAATTTGGCCGCCGAATTCAATGTTCCGGTTGTTGGAGCTTCCGCTGCTACGAGTTTCGTAACAGTTACCGATCTTTCTTTTCAAAAAATATCTACTCTAATTTATGCAGGAGCGAATCCCCCAATCGCTGGCTCTACCACTATTTTTGTAAGTAATGCCTCTTCCTTTCCTGCCACAGGCGCAATTTATATCGGTCGAGGAAGTGTTAACGTAGAAGGTCCCATTTCTTATGGAGCGAACTCTACTGGATTTACTGGAGTTAGTTCTATAGCGTCCAATATTATTTCAGGAATCCCTTCTACGGCCAATTTACTAGTAGGATTTACTGTCTTTGGAGCCGGAATCCCAACTGGAACAACAATTTCTTCTATTGACTCTTCAAGTCAGATCCATATCAGCAATACGGCATCGACCAATGGTACTGCATTTACTTATAAGGCCCCACCAGTTCAAATTGGAAGTTTTTGGGAAATAACATTAGATAGTCCAACTACAAAATTTCATAATATCAGCGAGACAGTGATTCTTTCCCAAGGTGGCGTTAGAACCGTACCAGTAAACACTATAGTAATTAGTCCAGGAATTGGAACAACTCCAGATATTCAATATTCTGTAACCCAAAGTGGAATTATTTTAGATGGAGAAACGACTGTAACCAATATTCCAATCGTCGCCGTCTTACCGGGATCCGCAGCGAATGTTCCTGCAGGTGCAATCTCTGAATTTTCTGGGAATCCTACCGGTCTTCCAAATGCCTTTGTAACAAATCCGCTTGGTATTACTACAGGGCTAGATACTGAAACAGATGACGAATTAAGAATCAACATCAAGAATGCTTTAGCTTCTACCGGTCTAGGTACCGTTACCGCAATTGAATCCGCTCTTCAAGGAGTCCAAGACCCAACTGGATCAGACACAATTGTAAGTACGGACGTATTGAATTCGGCTACAAATACTACTGTCTATATTGATAATGGGGCTGGATTAGAAGCAACCCATACCGGTGTTGCCATTGAGACCATCGTAAACTCAGCTTTAGGTGGAGAGAAATTTTTTCAATTGGTTACTGGCGGAGAACAAACTTCTGTAACCAAGGCTTTCCTTCAAACTGTAGCGCTAGAACCTTTTGCTTTATCTGGCGGTGAGGTACTTACGGTTGTTGTTGGTAATATTACTTACGAACACACTTTTGCATCTACCGATTTCGCGAATCCTGGTAGTGCAACTGCATATGAAGTATGCGCAAGCATAAATGCAGATACACTACTTAATTTTGAGGCAGTAACTGCTGGTGGCGGAACATATGTAGTTATCAGACCAGAAGATGAAGTCACAAATAAGATTCAGGTCACAACTCCCGCAAGTTCTTCTGTAACAGATGCAAACTCTGTTTTGGAATTCCCTTCACAAATAGCAGAAACCTTAAGGCTTTACAAGAACGGTAAACTCCTAACAGAAGATGGGTCTACTGCATCAATTTTTACACAAGAACAAAGTCTTTGGTCTCCTACTCTAGCTTCTGGAGAAACTTTAAGTATTGGAGTTGATGGAACGAGCCCTATTACTTATACTTTAACGGATGCCGACTTTGTTGCTGAAGGAACCTATACGACCCTTTCCTATTCAAACAGCCTACAATCTTGGGTAAATGTTCTAAATAGCGTAGTTTCCGGCATCACCGCATCTATTGTGGGATCTACAATTGAAATTACCAGTAACTTAGGAGCAATTGATAGAGCTCAGATTAATATCGTTAATACTCTGTACACCCCAATTACAGGTCCTGGGGTGCTTACTAAAGTAAGTGGAAGTGGAGACGCATCAATTAGTTATTCTACTTTCTTACAATTATCTGATGGGCAATATGCCTTTACAGTATCCAGTACAAACGCTACTGCTGGAGCCACTTATACCAATAATGGCGCTACATTTACCGTAGGCGTTACTATTAGTGGCGGCACTCTGTTGGTAGTGAGTACTCCAGCATCAAATCCCACTTCTTTAATTGCAAAAGGCGTCATCAGCATTAGCGATCTTTTCTCTAAAGGGGTAGCATCGGATTATATATTAGATAGAAACACAGCCCAAATTGAATTAGTAACAGCATTAGTTGCGGGAGATTCTCTGTCTGCAGGAACTCCAGTTACCCAAGCCAATATCGAATCTTCAGCCATTTCTTCAGGCTCCTTAACGCTTTCGTCAGATGCCCACATATGGATTTCAATTGATACAAATGCAGTTCTTATACCGACTATTATTTCGGGATCTCTCTTGTCGGTAACACTTGTAGGCTCAAATACTGTTAGGTATACAAGTAATTCTTCTTCCGCATTCTCAAATGTATTACCGGGAGACTATGTAATTGTTTGGTCTCCTCAAGTACCGTCTGGGGATCAACTCGAAGGAAGAGTTCATGCAAACACTGGTAGCACTTTAGATATTAAAGTTACCGCAGCAGAATACGCTATAGCTTCTGCTTCTGCAAATAATTCTTATATTTCTGGCTTTGCTGTCGTAAGAACCAGCAATGTTCCGCAAAAATTTAGAGTTCAAGCAGGAACCAAAACACTGAATGCAATTGCTATTGAACTACAAACTCAAACCGATCAATTACAATTTAATATTATTGACAATACTAACATTACCATTACTTCGAATTCTGATGACTTAAATGGACAAATTACTGTAGTTACTTCTGATACTGCCGGATCTCTTTTAAACTTCAAGAGCGGACTTAATAGTGTAAGTCAAAGTGCATTAATTGCATATTATGAGACTCAGTCTGCCCAAGCAGAACTTCCTTTGTTTTTTCATTCAACAATCAGTTCTGATTCATATGCTGAACCGATTGACACCTATGTAACCAATTTCTCTTCAGCTATTTCGGTATCTTCTTTTGACCCTAATGAACTAATTCAATTCCTAAACCCATACGGAATAGTTCCAGGAACCATTCTTGATGATGAACAGCCTTCCGGTGAAACCGTTCAGATGTCAGAAACGGCTGGAAGTGCCATTACAATCCTACCAGAATACCCAGATGTTCGTAGATTAAGAGTGGCAGACAGATTTTATATAGCAAATCCTTTGGATTTTGGATATAACGATTCTGTAGTTGTAATTGTAGACAATAATACCCTTGGTGAGACCTATACTCTTCCTCTTTATAGAAATGCGTTAGTAAATAGCACATACGCAATAAACAATTACAGTTTTAATGCATACGACACCGCAACTGGACCAACTGCTAGCTTTTCTACCAATTTCACTGGGTTTGACTTTTCAAACTTTAAAGCGTTATTGCAAGCAAAATATGTATTGCAAGGATCAAACACCCAAACAGCTCTTCTTTATAGATCTACTGCTTGGGGAGCAAGCGGGGAGTATATAAATGTTTCTTATGTCTATCCAAGTTCGGCTAATCAGGCTATTAATTCTAGTATCTCAGTTACTTCAGCAAACAATGTAAGTGTACAAATTAGTTTGGCTTCTGGAAATCCAATTACAACAAATATTTCCTCGAATACGAAATGGAATGTTACTATAACTCCAAACACTCCTACAGCAGGAATCGATCAAGTAACATATAATTGGGCAGGCCAATATACCTTTACTGTTAGTTCTGCAAACGCAACTGCAGGTGCCACATATGTAAGTAGCAACGGCCAAAACTTTACTGTAACTACTACGATAGCTGGCGGCACAACTTTAGTTTCTACCGGATCTAATGGGGCGCCTCCCGCTTCTGGAACATTAACGAAAACTAGTGGTACAGGTGATACCACCATTACTTTCTCTTCATTTTCCTTTAGTGGAACCGGTACATCTCCAGCACTTACTTTGTCTGGTGGAGAATATGTAACGATATTGCCTTCTACTGGATTTAATGTAAATAATACTGGAACTTTCAGGATCTCAACTGCTGCAGGATTTGCGCCAACCTCAACTTCATTTACAGTGCAAAGACCTGACGGAGTTGCAGTTGCTCAAACCAATGTTACGACCAGTGTTTTGAATGGTATTTATTTTTACCAATCATCTCCAACTACTGCAGCCCAAATTAATACTTATGTGAACGCAAATTTGTCTAATTATTTTACGACTACAATCGTGAATGATGGCGGAACTTCTGGTTCAGGTATTATTGTGTTAAGTACCTATGAAGATAGTGGATTCACGATCCCATTTTATTTCTTGAAAGACGGGATTAACTGGATTGCCAATGATGGTCAGTATGTATTTGCTGTTGGTGCTGCGAATGCTACTGTAGGAGCAGTATATACAACTTTCAATAGTAATAATCAATTACAATATTTTACGGTCACATCTTCTATTAGTGCTGGAACATCCCTTACCACCACTGGATCAATCGGTACTCCGCCAGCATCTGGAGTGCTTACTAAAGTAAGTGGAAGTGGAGTAGGAGACACAACAATCGCTTACTCTTCTATTGGTGTAACTCCTCAGTTTACCTTTAAAAAACCGTTAACCTATCCAAGCGATACAGGATATTCTTTTAATGCCGGAGACACAGTGGTATTAGTCCCAACCACAATGGATCAAGTACAGAAATTCTGGTCTATTTTGGCAGTAACTGGCTTTACTACCGTAGGAAATGTTGAAGTTTCTGATAGAGGTACGCATCTCCAATTAGCAACCAATACAGTTGGATCTGTAGGATCAATTCAAATTGTGGGCGGAAGCGGTAATGAGTATGTTGTGCCAGTTCTTACTTCTGGAGAGTTGTTAGGCAATAACGAAATGATATTCTCTGCCAATAGTATCGCAAGTCAAGCTGTGGCGAGCGATCAATGGTTTAGAGCAGCGGCACAAAATTATCAAAATAAGAATACCGGTTTCTCGTCTAATACGAGCGTTACTGTTTTAAGCAATACCCCAATTTCTGGCGAATCAACCGTTATTTTGGAAAACCAAACAGCGGATCAACTTTACTTTGGTAGCCCAAGAAATTATGTAAGGGTAGAGGGTGACACTTTCAGAATTGAAAAGCAAGGATCCCTTGCTTGTTTGAGTTGGAATGGTGTTGGATCATCTCCTAATTTTAGTACAAATTTAAATTTTAATGATTCTGGAGGATGGACCCTAAATGTATCCGCTACTGGAACATATACCGTTGCATCTGGAAATACAAATTTTTCTGAGTTATCAATCGGCGATTTAGTTACTGTTACTGGCGCTGCCAATGCAGGCAATAATGGTACTTTCTTTGTAGAAGGTCTTACAGGAAATTCTTTTACTGTATCTAATCCAAATGCAGTGGCTGAGAGTGGTACTGCAATTGCTGCAGGAGCCTTTACTTCAACTTCTTCTGTTTCAGAAGGAGATAGCGTAATTCTTGCCTCTCCTTTCTCTCCTTTAAATCAAGGAACTTATAGAGTTATCAGAATGTTTAACAACAGTATCTGGTACGAAAATGATAATGCAATAGAAGAAGAAATTACTTGCGTAGTTAATCCAATTTCTACTGGTTATGACTCAACATCCGTATTCAATGTAGTCACCTCTTTAGGCACACAAGAATTGGTCTGGACAGGGACTGGAACACCTCCTAATTTACAAAACGTATTACCAGGAGATGTTGTTACTTTTGGAACTGGATTTAATATCGATAACCAAGGCAGTTTCATGGTTACAAATTCTGGACCTTCACAGGTACAAATTACTCAATTCACTATGCCAGCCGGTAGTACATTTTCTTCTTCTGGCGCTGCTGATTATTTTGAACTCTATAATGGTGGAAATTCTAACCAATACTATGTTTGGTTTAATGTTTCTGGTGGAAGTAATACTGATCCAGCACCTGTTGGGTTTACTGGCATCGAAGTAACCATTAACGCTTCCGATTCCTCTACTACTGTAGCAAACGAATTATACAATGCCCTTAACGGACATCTGACTGCAATAAACGTATCTGTTGCATCTAATGTTGTTACGGCTACCAATACTGTTTCTGCTGCTACTAACTCTCCTGTTGATGTATCGATGCCAGCAGCTTTCAGTTTTGTTGTTACTCAAACAGGGCAAGAATCGTTCTTAACCGTAATTAGTCCAGAAGCCGTTAATCAATCTAGCATGTCTGCGGTTACCTTCTCTGTAAGTAGACCGCAAATCCAATTTTTCCAATATGACGCAACTATTCCTGGCGATAAGTTAGTAATTAATGGATCGGTTTTAGGTACAGGAAATGCTGGAACCTATGAAATCCTTGAAGTTCTAAGTCCAACTACGGCAATTATTGCCGGTGTTGTTTCTACGCAATACAATACCAATCTATCCACAAATTCAGTTTCTTTGTCTGTGCAAGAAGGAAAAGTTTATACTGGATACAAACAAGTTGCGTATATTTCTCCTCAGCCTGGAACAACTAATTTTAACAATATTGTGCTTAATACTTCTGCACAATACGATAAAATTAATTTATCTGCAAATGTAGGGCTCACATCTTTAGGTAAATTAAACTTTCCAACAACTTTTAGAAGTGGTATCGATAGTTACAATTTCGATATAGGTCTTATTGGAGAAGCAAACAGGGTTATTTATGGAGATCCAAGAGACTCTATTACTTATCCTGGTGTAAATGCCGCAGGAACAGATATTTTCATTAGAGAACCGCTTTTAAAGAATATTCAGATTTCTCTTGCAATCAGGACAAATATCGGCGTGTCTTTTGCGCAAATTACTAGCCAAATTCAGTCTACTGTATATGCCCTCATTCAATCTAATCCGTTAGGTCAAAGTATCGATTTGTCTTCCATCGTTGAAGCAGTTAGAGCAATTCCTGGAGTTATATCTGTTGTGATCACAAATCCTGCCTACACAGTTGCTTCAGATGAGATTCAGTTAGTAACTGGCGAGAAAGCTTTCATTGCAAATCAAATTTCAGATATTTCGGTTTCTTTGATAGGCTCATAATATGGCAGTAACAACACAAGCACAAGAATACAAAAGACTGCGTTCTTACTTGAATCCTTTTATGAAGGGTCCAAAAGTCGATGCCGTATTAAATGCTTTGGCTACGAATTCTGCCTATTTAGTAAACAACGTTCAGGCAGTAAATGACAGTCTTTACGTAGCAACTGCCCAAGGCAACTATTTAGATCTAGTTTTATCCAACTACGGTATCGTGAGAGACCCAACTATTGGTCTTAGCGATGATATCTTTCGAACAATTGGAATTCAAGTCAAAAACAGAAAACAGGTACGCGATTTAATCAACAAAATCTTAGACGCCGTTTTTGGTGATCAATTCGTAAAAACAACTAGTAATTCTCAGAATTTTGAGCCGTATGCCCTTCAAGATGGCGATACCTTAATGATCAATTTTGATGGTACTGGAACTTATACGGTTACTTTTTCTACTAGTCAATTTACAAATATAGCAGCGGCAACCGCACAAGAAGTAGCTAATGCAATTTCAATTGGGCTAAGCAATTTAGGTGTTTCCGGTAGCGCAATTTTAAATAACGATGGTAATGGTAATTATGTTCAGTTGCTTAGTGATACAATTGGGGCTTCCTCTTCCATTACGGTTTATGGAGGTCGAGCACAAAACGTACTCCTTTTCCCAGCAACTGTTCCGACAGCAGGAAACTTTTCTACGCAATGGACCATTTCCCAACAGCCCGGTGGGAATTTAAGATTTACTTGGACTGGCGGCGCAGATCCTGGGGTTGGCGATGTAGAACCTGGACAGTATGTAAATATTTACGGTGGTGGATTTACATCTTCCAATAATGAAGGTACTTATACTATTGTATCTGCCGAAGGTGGCGCAATTAATTCTTCATATTTCGAGATTAACAATCCAACAGGAAGTCCTGGAATTATTGTTCAAGGAATAGATTCTGCTATTCAATTTTTCGTTCCAATCAGGGAAACTATTTTAAGTAAATCTTATTATGCTGCCGTATATCAGACTCAAGCCAATATCTTACAAATATTTGTTCCGGCTACAACACAGGTAATCCAAAGAACCAGGATTGGATCTGCCCACCTACACGGTATTTCTGAAATGCCACAGACTCAATTGATTTTTGAAGCTGCAAGTAATTTTAATACGATTGGGGCCGGAAGTTACTATTTAATTGGCGATTTGGGAAATTCTAACCAATACTATGTTTGGTTTAATGTTTCTGGTGGAAGTAATACTGATCCAGCGATACCTGGATTTACCGGAATTGAAGTTAGTGCAAATCCTGAAGATACCGCAAATACAGTAGCCCAAAGTGCCTATACCGCAATCGCTATAGCGGCTCCTACTTTAACCCTTTCTATATCAAATAATGCAATTATTTTGATATCAGAAACGGCTTCAACAGCATCCGATAATGGACCGTCCCAACCAACAACTTTAGGGCCATATATCTATGATACGAGCCAAGGCTTTACAATTGGTGGGGCCTCTACAACGCTAACTTCCGCAGTAAATGGCGAAACAGGACAGATCATTAATGTTGCGAATTCTACCGATTTTCCAAATACTACAGGGTATTTAATAATCAATTATGGATGTAGCGATCAAGAAGGACCAATTCCGTATATTGCCGCTCCTTCAAGTGGAACATTGTTGATTAGTCCAGCATATTTCATTCAACAGGCTCATGCTGAAGGCGCTTCTGTTTTATTGGTTGCGAGCAAAAGTCCAATTGTACTTCCTACAGATGGAAGTGCCTATCAGCCATATTTGACAGATACAGCAAGTGGTCGGGTATATGCACAGAACTTGATTGATACTATCGTTGCTGCCGGTGTAACCGTCATATACACGGTGCTGTATCCAAACTCAATTGGGTTGGGCGGCTGGGAAAGTCCCATACCTGGAGCGAATGAAATTTCGTATGTGTACGGACCTTAAGGAATTTTATGGCACAACAAAGTATAATTTTATCAGGAGCTTTGGTTAGATTGTATGTTAATAATCAAATTTATAAAGTCGCACAAAGCGTCACTTTAGAACTTGATACTGGAGAATACGCCATTTATGGTATCAACTCCCCTTATCCCCAAGAACTGGCTGGAGGAGGTCAAGTGGCCACCAGAGGCTCAGTGAGAGGATTAAGGGTAAAACAATCCGGTGGTGTTCAAGGGCAAAACTTGAGGCCTTTATTTTCCGATCTTGCGGCATCAAATTATGTTAGCCTTCGTTTAGAAGATCGTTCTACAGGGGAAACTATTTGGAGTATTCCAAAAGCCAAAATTACTAAGGTTAATGAATCTGGCCAAGTTAAGAGCACATATAAATTGAACTTTGATTTTATGGGTCAAGTACTTTTTTGGCCTCTTGACCTTTCATAAGACACGTTCTGAAGAACTCTTCGTGCTCTAATTCAGTCCTATTCATTTTGTATAAAAGATTGGACATAAAACAGTGTCCTTCCTTAAAAGCCTCTCTCGACAATTTTCGGTAAATGTTTGAACCTAATATTTCAAAGATCTTGGCTCCCCACATTGCTGCTTTATATCCCATAACATAGCAAGATACAGATACCGATTTCCCCACCAAATACATGGAAAAATCTAGAAAGAAATTGGGACTAGATTTTACTTCGCTGAGCATGAAGCGTACTTGCTGCCTATGGAAATTCTCTTCCTCTTGGATTTCTTGCAATCTCTTTCGTGTTGTCGGATCTTTGGTGTTACGCCAGTGACCCTCATAGGCATGGTACGCACCAATTTCAATTGAGTGGGCAAGCTTTAGAAGTCTAACCAATTTACTCATTTAAGTTTTCCAAGCATCGCTCTATACATATGGAACGTATTTGTGGCGTCATCTAGAGCGTTGTGTTTACGACCTTTAAATTTTAGTCCAACTTTTGTCATACTTCGGGCAAGACCACCCTGAATAGGTTGGCCGTTTGCAAAACGCCATGACACAAATAAGGTTTTTGCATCAATCCAACGACGCCCAAAATACCAGCCCGTAAAATTTGGATTCTCTTTCAGGAGTTGTTCTGCAAGTTCGTGTGAGTCTCCTCCGCCCCAAGTGATACAATTAATAAAACTTTTGTGTCTTAAATGCATTTCTTTTAATTTTAAATAAGCTTCTTCTAAAGTTACGCCATTGTCAACATCATTTTGAGTGATTCCAGTAAGTCCAATTATGAAATCGGTAAGTTGCTCTTTAGGGTTTACAATTATGGATAGTGTTTCTAAAATTTCGCCTGTCGTGATATTCCCCACAACAGCACCAATCTGAATGATCTTCTTGCCTTCTTTATTGTTCATCTCCAAATCCAAAGAAGTGAAAATTTCAATTGGCTTAATTTCTTTTTGCATTTAAAATAGCCCTAATTACTTCTTCTTCAGAAACTGGTTTCATGCCCCAAACATCTACGCCTACATTTAACTGTAAGGTTCCTTTACGGGATCTTGTAATCAATCCTTTTTCATGAATATGTCCATGAATAAGAATTTTTCCGTCATCATCCAATCGATGCTTTTCGTGACGTTCTTCGTCACCTGAATCGCTTCCACCTTTATATGGCATATGAGATACATTGACCAAACCAATACCGGGAAGATCTAATTCCATTTTTAGGTGTACTTCAGACCATCCCCAATATAGGTATTTGTCGGTCCACTTCTTTTGATTTTCTGGATTCTTGGATTTTTTATGTGCGGGATGACAAAAATCGTGATTTCCAGCAACGAGAATTTTACGCCCGTTGAGGCGATTCGTATATAGTTCAACAGGCCTCAAAGCCATGGAAAAATCTCCAACTACAACAACCTCGTCTTCTGGAGTCACTATTGAGTTCCAATTAGCTATGAGAGCCCCATTCATTTCCACGACATCTCTTTCGATAGCCAAATTAAGTTCAAACGCTGGAGCAAATCCACCAGTTAGTTCCGTTAATTTATCGACATTCCTGGTGAATGGGCGGTTACAATATCTAATGACATTTTTATGGTAGTAGTGGGGATCTGAAGTGAAATATCTCATATTACTCCTTATCACATGATAACTTGTCTCTTATGTCCTCGGCAAGTTTTTTCTGAACTCTTTTTACATACTCTAGATTTTTTGGTTTTCCTGGAGCCTTCTTACTTTCAAGGAAACTTCCCGAATTATAAGCGGCAGAAATTTTACACCAATCATCAGATCCATAACGATCTTGTTGGTATTTCAAATAAAGAGCAGCATACTTTGCGTTAACTTCTGGTTTTTGTAGATCTACCAATGTACCTTTATAGCCAAGCATCTGAGCTGTATTTAATTTCACCATACAGATTCCTACACTTGGAGATCCGTGATCTTGGGCTACATACGTTTGGGTGAAATCGTTTGATTCGTATCCACAGATTGCGTAGAGAAGCAGTCCCGATACCTTAGCAGCCTTTGCTGCAGAAAAAATGATTGAATAATAGTTCATTCAATACCTCCATAACATATAATACCTGACATATAGGCATTTGACAAGGTCTTTAAAGGGCTGCAATCTTAAGTAGATATGACACTTCGTTCTGATTTTTGTATTTATATCGATGGAAACGGTTTAATGGCCCCAAACCCACAATCTCAACCATCAACAGGTAAGGGTTCGGATAATGGCACCTGTTTCACTGCAGAATACTACGTAATTCTTGCAAAAAATAGCATGTTAAGCGATCAGGACAAAATTGACTATAATCAAAAAATCGAGCAGTGTATTTTTCCACAAGGAATTTTAAATAGAGTTCCTGTCACTCAGATCGATTCATTGGAGTCGGTTGACGATTATTATGGCGTGCTTTCAGGATGTAAAAATTTAAGAAATACTAAAATTCCTCGCAAATTCCTTTTGGCAATGATAAAATATTTGGGTTTTATGGATAGCACCAATCCAGGCCATATCGGGAATTGGGACGCCTGGTTACTCAGACAGCCTCAATTAGTAGCATGTATGGTTTCTGGAGCCTTTCCCAGTCTATGGAATCCGTTACATTGGCTTGCCAGATTAAGCGCCCATTTATTTTATTGGTACGCTGCATTTGTAATAGCCTTAAGTTGTATGGGTACCGATGTTGGAAATACCGATGCTAGGAGACTTGCTTGGCACTTAATTCAGGCGACTGCCCCCACAAGTCTTCTTTGTTGGTTAGCTTCTAAAATATGGCTTAGAAGGCTTTATAACGCTTATCCTTTAGGCATGACTGATGTTTGTCAAATTTATTATCAACCTAAAGTAACCAATCCCTACGCCAAATATTGGATTACTGAGTAATTACGTATATACTATTTATCAACGCTATATTCAAAAATTTCAGAATATCGTTAGTAAAAATGTAAATAGTTGATTTTACTTCTTAAATCGATCGAAATCTAATTTTGCGGCTGCTAATTCCTCTGGACTAGTCGGTTCCCAGCATTCAGATTCTTTTCCGTACCAAATATCTTTATTTTGCAACAAAACCATAACTCCATTGATAAAGCCACAAATCGTTCCTGCCTGACAGGTGCTTACCATTACTACATCGCCTTCTTTGAATTTACTCACTTTTTGTTTCTTTCTTGATGATGCCTTTTACTGAATTTGGATCGTATTTCTTGGCTTTCGTTCTATTTTTACACATATTTTCACTACAGCGTCTAAAGTACCAAGTCTCGCTCAGTTTATTATACAAAAAAATCTCCAAAAAGCCAGCACAATTTGGTTCCTTACAACGCCATTCTTGCCTAACTTTATCAAGTATATCATTGCCTTGCTGAGTTTCTTCCTTTTTATAGTGTTTTTTGATAGTTTTCTTTAATTGACCGTATTCATCGAGTTTTATTCTCGCCAGTCGTTTACGCAAATCGTCGTTTTCACGCTTAAGTGCTTGAATTTTATGCTTAAATTCCTGTATGGTGTTGTATTCTTTGCGGCCAATTCTAGTTTTGCCCACCGGGTACCTCTAGGTTACTTCTACCTATAAGATTCAAGTTAATACGATATAACCTTAATGACAATCTTATTATCTAAGGACTAATACATGGCCATATTAACTACCTCAAATCTATTAAGCGAACAGCGTTATAACATTAGCGATGCCAGACGGATAGAATCTGGGGTTCGTAACGATTTTGATACGATGGTAACCGCTCTTTGGACGAATACGACCCAAGGGTACATCGTTCGTGGATTCAATATCTTAGTCTCTGGAGCAATCGGAGCTCCTGCAAACGGACTCCAATTAGTAGTGGATCCGGGTAGCGTAATAAACATCAATGCTTCTGTCTCAGGGACCATTTTTCAAACTCCTACAGGTACTCCAAATCAAGTACTGAACGCTGCTACGAATACGAATGTATCTGGATCTTTTGCTCCAAATTCCACTAATTACGTAGGTATAGATTACAATAGATTTGCAGATTCGTCAACAGATGAAACTAAATATATTTGGAGTGCTGCTGCAATCAACGAGATCACTACAATCGCTCCTGCGGCACAAACATTAACTTTCAAACTTTACATTACAACTTCAGTATGGGCGATTAATGTGCTCCCTATTGCTATAGTAACTACCGACTCAAATGGTAATGTTACTTCCATCTCTGATTGCCGTTGGATGCTTTATAGCCTTGAGACAGGTGGACTCAATCCAAATCCAAGTTATATGTACCCTTGGGCAGCAGGTAGAAATCAGGCTCCAGTTACTACTACTTCAAATTCAGTAGATCCATTTAGTGGTGGCGATAAGCAACTTACATGTGCTAAGGATTGGGAAAATGCCATAATGACTACCCTTTTGGAGATCAAAGGAACTCCATATTGGTTCTCTGGGCCATCTGGAGGAGGAGCGCCTCCTTCCCTTCAAAGTATTTTTCAAGATCTAGGTAATACTGTTGTTACCGGATCTGGAGAGATTTCAAATGGTATCCTGCCAAATTCAGATCCTGTCCTTGGGACTTCAGGGAATATCTCCACGGGTAACAACACGATTTCGACCCTGGCGTCTACAGTAGGTCTTGTAAATGGCGACTACATTTTTGGTACAGGAATTCCTCAAAATACCACTATCATAAATATTTCTGGTTCAACTATCACGATGAGCCAAGAAGCCACGCTTACAATTACCGGTGCTTCACTTACTTTTTACTCTCCAAGCGTTATCACTACTCCAGGTCAAATTAACTGGGATCAAGACATTGAAATTCGAGTAATTGGATCTTCTTTGACATATAGTTTAACTGCAAATCCTTCTTCTGCAGATATCACTCTTACCGACGATGAAGTAGCCTATATTACTTTGGTACGGGATGTAGTGATTGGACCTAATTTAATTTTTGTTGGTGGATCCCCTACCGTAACTTCAGTAGGCTCTGTTTCTTGGACTTCAGGCTTATTAGCTGGCGACTACATTAAAGTTGCTTCAAATACATCTGCTGGATATTACCAGATTGAAACTGTAAACAATGCGTATACAGTGACCTTAAAAACAAATGTTGTGGTTGGCGACAATACTGGAATTGGTGGCGCACAAGCAAAATATGCGTTTGGTACCTATACAGCAGCTCCAACTCCATCTACCAATCGTAACATCTATATTGCTGCTCGAAATGCAGTACCGGTTTCTGGTAATTTGTTTTGGTTATTTTTACGCGAGGACAATGGTGGAAGCCCACGAGTCTATGTTAGATTTTTAGGTCAAGAACTTGACAATGGAGAATCAGTTGAAATTAGCGGTACGACCTCAAAAGAATTGCTTCAATATATTGGGGCCTCATCAAGCGCATCTTCTCAACCTCAGTATGTTAATTCGGTAAATCCAAATTCTATTCCACAAATTACGGCCATTACTGTTGGTGCAGGCTCTACAATTACTACTGGTGAATATTTTCTTATTAATTCTTCTGCAAACGCAATGCAGTATGCTGTCTGGTTTAATGTCAATAGCGGTGGTGGCAAGCCAGTAGTAGCAGGCGTTAATTCTTATTTAGAAGTCGATGTTTCTAGTGCTGACAGTGCAACCACAGTTGCCTCAAAATTGGCTACCGTCTTAAATACCGAAGCATCTGGAAATTTTAGTGCAGTAGCAGGTGTTGGAATTGTAACAGTAACTAATACTTCTGCCGGTACTGCTAATGCAACGAGTAATGGTAATGTAGGCACGCCTTTTGCGGTTTCTACAACACAAGTAGGAACTGGATCTGGTAACTATGTAATTCATGATGGCGATAATTTAACTTTAGCTATCAAAGAACTCGACCAAGCGTTTGGTAATTTATATGCATCTCTTGATTCTCCAACATACGATGAAATAGTTTCAGTTGTTGCAAGTGGTGCAACACCTCCTTCTTCTATTATTGGCCCAGTTGCCAATGGTTCAATCATTACCTTACCAAATAATTCAAGAGAAGGAAATATTCCTGCACAGTATACTGTAGGAAAAGGAACGCTCCAAGTATTTTTAAATGGACAATTTTTAGATATCGAAACAGGAGCATACGAAGAAGTTGGTGCTCCAAACACTCCAAGTAGCACAATCGAAATTTTAGCAATGCCAGGAGGCGGCTTAGTTGCTGGAGATAGTTTAGAATTCAGACTTGGCGGCGGCGGAGGAGGCGGTGGAGGCGGTGGCGTTGGTCCCGCAGGTCCAGCCGGTCCAACAGGTCCCGCAGGTCCAGCAGGCTTCAATGCTGCCGGTGGTCCAGTTGCAGTGTCAACTAAGGTTGGTAATTATACCATTCTGACCAGCGACTGTTTTTTAACGGCTGACTGTACTTCTGGAGCAATTACTTTTACTCTACCTCCCGCTGCAGGAAATACCGGACGAATTTTTTATTGCCGAAAAGGAGATAGTTCTGCAAATGCCCTAACAATAGTAGGAAGCGGAGTAGATACTATCAACGATATAAGTTCTTTCGTGGTAGGTTTTCAATATCAATCCGTATCATTAATTTCATCCGGTGGACAATGGTGGGTATTCTAATATGTCATATACTCCTTTCAGTTTTAATCCAGAGAGTTTAGGTAGTGCAACTTCACTAGTAACTGATTATACCAATTTTTCAGCGAGCGTTGCGATTCCTCAAGCTCAGGCGTGTTCAATTAACAATTCAGGAACATTAGTTCCTTTGGATGTTTCAAATCAGGCAAGTTGGCAAAATTTCGTGGGTTACGCTAATGTCCGCATACCAGCTTCTGCTCAAGGACCAATTATCGCAAATGGTCGCTTACAGAATATCACCACTTCTTATGCCATTGGAACCGCGCTTTATATAGATACGAACGGAAATCCTACAAATATCATTCCTTCAGTTGGAGTAAATGGGTTTGTAAGCGGCGATATGGTAATTTTTATGGGCGTTTTAGTCCCTAATGAAGCCAATCCTTCTGAGATAGATATAGCCCTATTTACTCAAATGGTAGCAACATTGTAGAGTATTTTTGTAAGTTATTAATTTATTTTAGTTTTTAAATAGGCCCCAGGAAGCACCACAATCTTAAATTTATAGAAATAAACTGGAGAAATTATCTTAAAGGAAATATAACAAATGGCAAATTATGTATCTAAGCTTTTATCGCTTATTAACGGCGTACCTCGAACGGTCGATTTCTCCAATGCTAACAACATCTTAACCGTTGCTGGGGGCTTAGATGTATCCGGTAATATCGAATTAAATGGCTCTACATCGGGAAATGTAATTCTCAATGCTTCAGCAGTAACAAGTACCTATACACTCACATTGCCACCTGCTCAGGCGGCTTCTTCTGGTTACGTATTATCCAACGATGGAACAGGCGTATTAAGTTGGGCCAGTGCTTCTGCCGGTTCAGTTACCAGCGTAGGCCTTAGTCTTCCTTCTAGCGTTTTCACGGTTACGGTTTCCCCAATTACTTCTAGTGGTACTTTGACAGCTGTTCTTGCTAGTCAGGCTGCCAATACATTCTTTGCTGCTCCTAATGGATCAAGTGGCGCTCCTACATTTAGAGCAATTGTAGCCGCTGATATTCCTACTTTAAATCAGAATACGACCGGTACTGCTTCAAACATTACAGCAACTAGCAATTCAACATTGACTACTCTGTCAAGTTTAAGTCTCCCAACCTCTCAGTTAACTGGGACTATCCAGGCTTCAAATTTCCCAGCATTGACTGGTGACATTACAACAACTGCTGGTAGTTTTGCCACTAGTTTAGTTGCTACATCCAATTCAACTTTAACGACTCTTTCAGCATTAAGTTTACCTACTTCACAATTATCTGGATCTATTGCTCTTACTAGCCAAGTATCTGGAATTCTTCCAATTGCAAACGGTGGTACTGGCCAATCAACGGCTGCTGCAGCATATAATGCTTTAAGCCCAATGACCACAAAAGGCGATATCGAGTATGAAAGTGCAACTAATACTGCATCTAGACTCGCTATTGGTACTACTGGCCAAGTTCTCACCGTTTCTGGTAGTGGTACCCCTTCATGGGCAAGTCCAGCGACTAGCGGTACAGTTACCAGCGTTGCTTTTGCTGATGATAGCACTACTCCGATCTATTCTATCAGTGGTAGCCCAGTTACAAGCACTGGAACTCTTGCTATTACTCTTGAAACGCAATCCGCGAATGCAGTGTTCGCCGGTCCTGCTTCAGGAAGTGCAGCACAACCTACATTTAGAGCTTTAGTAGCCGCTGATATTCCTTCATTATCTGCGACTTACGTTCTTCAATCCGAAGTCGGCGCAGCATCTGGCGTAGCTTCTTTGGATGGAAGCGGAAAAGTTCCTCTTTCCCAACTCCCTGCTACTCTCATGGAGTTCAAAGGTAACTGGAATCCAAATACCAATACACCTACCCTCGTAGATGGTACAGGCGTTACTGGTTATACTTATTGGGTATCTGCTGCTGATGCAAGTCCAGTAAGCGGATTAAACGATCCTTCGATGACCAATTTCCAAATTGGCGATCTCGTTATTTACAATGGTTCAGCATGGGTACTTGTTACCCCAGCTGCTGGTGTCAGTAGCGTTAACGGATCTCAAGGTGCCGTAACAGTTAATGCGATTAATCAATTAACTGGTGATGTAACTACAAGTGCTGCTAGCGGATCACAATCCGAAGCCGCAACAGTTGCAAAAATCCAAGGAACAACTGTTAGTGGAACAACAGGTAGCGGAAACGTCGTTTTCAGTGCAAGTCCTACTTTCACTGGAACTATTACTGCAGCAGCCTCTAACTTCTCTGGTGCGATTTCTGCTTCTAACTTCTCTGGAAGTTCAAGTGGAACCAATACTGGCGATGTCACAATCGGTACTGCAAATGGTCTAAGTCTTTCTGGTCAAATCCTATCTTTGGCATTAGCATCAGGTTCTACAAACGGAGCCTTAGATTCTGCTGATTGGACTACCTTCAACAATAAACAATCTGCCCTGACATTTGGTAATCTTACCGACGTTGGAACTGATGGCATCATCGTTACCAATGGTATAGGTGCAGTTATTGGATCTGGAACTTCAATCGCTCAAGCGCAAGCGAGCGGCTCTCAAAACGGTTATTTGTCATCAACTGATTGGACGACATTCAACAACAAACTTACTTCCGTATTAGCTTCTGGTGAAATTTTTGTCGGCAATGGCTCAAACGTTGCAGCAGCAGTTACACCTACTGGCGATGTAACCATCAGCAATGCTGGTGTTACGACTATTGGTGCTGGTAAAGTAACGGCTTCTAAATTAGGAACTGTTACTGATGGCGTCACCCTTGATCAAAGTGGTGCTGGTGGGACCCTTGAAATCAAGGCTGCCGGTGTTTCTGCTACCCAATTAGCGACTGGTGCATTTGACCAAGTTACTATTATGGGCGGTGCTGGAACTCCTGCATATGTTGCAAGTTCTCCAGTTACTAGTCAAATGTTCATTGCGGGTCAAACATTCGCAGCTAACACCAGTTATGCAGTTCGTATGTCAATGTCTGGCGATTCAGGATTTGTGGCCGGACAAGTTGTCGCAGCTAGTGATAACGCTAATACTACAGATAATTTTTGGGTTATCGGTATCGCATTCTCTGCTGCCGGTGTTGCCCAAGGAAGTCCTATCGATGTAGTTTCATTAGGAACTTATACTTTCGGATCAGGAGATACAGCGTTTACTGGTACTGCAGTTGCAGGTAAACCAGCTTACTTGTCTTCTGCTGGTACTTTTACTATGACCCCTCCTTCTACTTCTGGATATGCCAATTTCAAAGTTGGAATGATGGAAACTACGACCACCATATTTGTCAACGGGCAGATGATGGGAATTGCTTAATAATAACTGGGGGCCACTCCTATAGAATGTGGCCCCCACTTTATTTTCCATGATATATGAAGTATAAGGTGAAATTAATCACACCATAGTTGGAGCCAAAGATGACTGTTTATAGTAAAATTTTATCGCTTATTAACGGAGTTCCAAGAACAGTAGATTTCTCCGTAAGCGGAAATGTTTTGGGCACTTCAGCTATAGAACTAGTAGGTTCTACTTCTGGAAGTGTTACTATCAATGCTTCTGCCACGGGAAGCGCGTATTCAGTTAGTCTCCCAGGAGCTCAAGGTGCAGCCTCTTCTTTTCTTCAAAATGATGGTTCGGGTAATCTAACCTGGTCCCCAGTCTCTAGTTGTCCTGCTATTTCCAATGTTTTTACTGCTGGCGAAAATTTTGCCGCTAATACTTCATTTGTTGTTCGTTGGGCAATGAATTCACTTTCAGAAACTACAGATACAGTATATAAAGCTGACTATAGTACTGTAAGCATGGATGAATTCTGGGGAATCGGGATTGCATTCTCCACAACAGCCGTTACTGCTGGCCAAAATATCACGGTTTATTCTTTTGGTTCTTATACCTTAGGTTCTTCGGACACCCCATTTAATGTAATTAATACCGGTGACCCTGTTTGGCTAACAACCGATGGTGCGTTTAGCGTAGTTGCCCCTAGTGGTGGTAGCGAAGCCGATCTTAAAATCGGTATCGTAATGTCAACCACAAATATTTGGATTGACGGGCAAATGATGGGGATTGGTGGAGGAGGAAGTCCTACAGAACTTCCGCTTACAGTTCCTGAAGGTGGAACTGGACAAGAAGCTTTCACTCCATATGCCGTCATAGTAGGCGGAACAACTTCTACTGGTCCATTAGAACAAGTTTCTGGACTTGGAACTTCAGGTTTCGTCCTCACATCTAATGGCGCTGGAGCGAATCCAACATGGCAAGCGGCTTCGGGCGGATTTACGAATCCAATGACGACCGCTGGCGATATTATTTACGAAAATTCAACTCCTGGAGCTGCAAGACTTGGTATTGGTTCAACCGGTCAAATATTAACAGTCGTTTCTGGTTTACCGGCATGGGCGAATGCACCGGCTACGGGTGTTACTTCAGTAGCTTTTGCTGATGCAAGTACAACCCCAATCTATAGTATTTCTGGCTCTCCAGTAACTAGTTCAGGTACCTTAACTCAGACTCTTACTACTCAATCTGCGAATACTGTCTTCGCAGGACCTTCCTCAGGAAGCGCTGCACAACCTACATTTAGGTCTCTGGTTGCTGCTGATATTCCTAGTTTATCTGCAACTTACCTTCTGCTTTCAGGCGGAACAATGTCAGGCGCGATCAACATGGGTGCAAATCAGATCACCAACATGGCTGATCCTACCACTGCACAAGGTGCAGCAACTAAAAATTATGTAGATACGACCACGATTTCATCTGGTCTAATGACTACAAAAGGAGACATCATCTATGAAAATGCAACTCCTGCCCCAGCACGTCTTCCAATTGGTTCGACTGGGCAAATTTTAACCGTTGTTTCGGGTGTTCCTGCTTGGGAAACTCCAGCGACTAGCGGTACAGTTTCTTCTGTTGGTTTAGCCGATGCGAGTACTACTCCGATCTATGCGATTTCGAATAGTCCAATTACTAGCACCGGTAATTTGACACTTACTTTAGAAACTCAGACGGCAAATAAGGTATTTGCTGGTCCAAGTTCTGGTTCTGCTGCTGAACCCACTTTCCGCGCTTTAGTAGCCGCTGATATTCCGAGCCTATCCGCTACTTACGTTACGCAATCTGAAGTGGGAGCCGCAAATGGCGTTGCGTCATTAGATAGCGGCGGAAAAGTTCCAGTCGCCCAGTTGCCAAATGGCGTGTTTGTTTACCAGGGTCTTTACGATCCAGCGACTAACGTTCCAGCGCTTGCAGATGGAACAGGTACTACTGGTCAAGTTTATTACGTAAGTACTGCCTTTAATGGAATAGTAGCTGGTGCATTCGGTGGCGCTAGTCTTAATTTCTCTGTAGGTGATCTAGCGATTTATAACGGTACTGCATGGGAACTCACTACCCCTGCTGCTGGTGTAAGTTCTGTCAATGGAGCTTATGGCGCAGTAATTATGTCGATGGCATCGGCAAATGGTTTTGCAGGAACATATAGCGGAACAACTTTAACTGTATCCACCACTATTACCGGTATTTTACAGGGTAACGGAACAGCAATTTCCGCTGCCTCAACTACTGGTTCTGGAGCAGTCGTACTCGCAACGTCTCCAACATTAGTTACCCCAAATTTAGGTACCCCAAGCACATTGGTCGGTACAAATATCACTGGAACTGCTGCTAGTTTTACTGCTGGTACAGTAACTACCAACGCTAACTTAACTGGAAACGTAACTTCAGTTGGAAATGCAACTTCTTTGGTTGCAACTAGCAATGCAACTTTAACCACACTTTCAGCCTTAACAACAGCATCAAGCCTATCATCTGTTGGAACCATTACTTCTGGTACTTGGAATGGGACAACAATTGCAATTGCACATGGCGGAACTGGCCAAACTACCGCAGCGTCAGCATTTGTTGCTTTATCTCCTCTTACAACTGCCGGTGATATTATTTATGAAAATGCAACTCCTGCTCCGGCTAGATTAGCAATTGGATCTACCGGCCAAGTATTGACGGTAGTTTCTGGTCTCCCTGCTTGGGTAAATCCTGCTACTAATGGGACAGTTACCAGCGTTGCTTTAAGCGTTCCTTCTTTTTTAAGTGTTTCTGGTTCTCCCATTACTACTTCTGGAACTTTAGCGGTCACTCTTTCTGGAACGGCTCTTCCAATAGCAAATGGTGGTACTGGACAAACTACTGCTGCAGCGGCATATAATGCACTATCACCGATGACTACTACCGGTGATATAGAATATGAGTCTGCAACCAATACCGCATCTAGACTTGCTATCGGTACCACTGGTCAAGTATTAACAGTAGTTTCTGGAGTACCAGCATGGGCAACTGCTGCAAGTAGTAATGGATTCTTATATTTATCTAGTAATACTTCTGTATACGGTGGAACTAACACCACTCTATCTTTTACAGGCGGTCACAACACCGTTGTAGGTGTTTCTGCAGGTAATGCTCTAGCAGCAGGCGGAAACAACAGTTTTTTTGGTTGGGATGCCGGAATACTTGTTTCAAGTGGGACCGATAATACTGCTATTGGACAAAACGCACTTGCCGCTGTAACCACCCATAATGGCAATACCGCGATAGGTTCTGCCGCCTTACAACTCAATACTGCAGCGAATAATACAGCAGTAGGAAATTTGGCCGGTGCATCAAATACTACAGGTACGATCGTTGCTATTGGACAAAATGCACTTGGCAATAATACACAGGGTACAGACAATACAGCAGTAGGTTCTTCTGCATTGGGTAGCAATACGGTTGCTACAGATAATACCGCTATCGGTTTTGGATCACTACCAAACTTAATTGGAACAATTACTACTGGAGCACAAAATACAGCCGTTGGCTCTACGACTGGTGGAACCTTAACATCAGGTCACGATAACGTATTCCTAGGCTTTACCGCTAATTCAAACTCAGCTAGTTCACTTAGGACTATTGCGATTGGTTCTACAACTTCTTCTGAAACAGATGGTATCGCTATCGGTTCTGGACAAAAGAACGCTTTTGCCTCCATAGCATTGGGCAGTATTGGTAGCATTACAGCAACAGCTACAACGACAGCAGCAAGTCAATTTAGTATTGGTTCACCTACAGTACCTATCAGTAGCATGTTTCTTGGTCAAGGCGCTAAAGGAAGTGCAACTGCGACCAATGCATCTATTCAACCTTCTCCTATCATAACAGGCACAAGCAATACTGCCGGTGCAACTATGACCATCGCTGGTGGTAACTCTACTGGTACGGGTGCAGGCGGATCTGTAATAATCCAAACGGCTCCTGCTGCTGGAAGTAGTGCAGCTACTCCCAATACCTTAACAACTGCAGTTACCGTTGACAGTACACAAAATGTGACCATAGCAGGTTTAGCTGGTACTGGTACAAGACCTGTTGCTGCTACTTCTACGGGCCTATTGGTTGCTAGTACCGCTGCTCAACTTTTAACTGCTGCGGGTATCAGATCAGGTTCTCAAGCAATTTCTAGTGCTGGTACAAGTGTATCCGTTACTTTTAGTTCAGGATTGCCAAGTACAAGTTATTCAGTTACTTGCAATATGTTTAATTCTACAGATACAAATCCAGAATTTCAACCAATTACTATAACTGCACAGTCAACTACCGGTTTTACCGCTACATGGAACTATCCTGTAGCAACTGCAAATTATTCATTATTTTGGCAAGCAATTGTTAATAATTAATGTGATATAAGGTTTATATGAGTATCGAGTTAGATGCAAGACAGATAGAGTATAGAGGGATCCTCCAGCAACTATTCCCATATGTTGCCGGTGAAACCTTAGATATTTTACTTGCTTCAATTAATGCAGATCTTACTGTGCCACTTAGAGTTGATGCAACAAGCACTCCAAGTCTAGTAGTAGATATTGGACCAGCTATTGTTTCAAATCCTGAATCCAATAGAAATAGATCAATCTCTTTTATTAATAATGTTATTCCTGCTTTCGCTTCTGGAACAGTAACTTTTCCTTCTGCTAGCGGTGGAAATATTACGACTTCAACTGGGGGCTCTACATTACTTACTTTGCCATCAAATGAGTACATGCAAGTTCTTTTATCCCTGGATCAAAGTGGTAATTTAATTGCTACTACTGGTACTCCTAATGCTATTGCGGCAGATGCAGCAATTCCCACTCCTTTAAATAGCACTCTTCCATTTGCATATATTACAATTTTTAATAATGCTGGAACCATTCAAAATATTACCCAAAGCACTATTTTTCAATTTGTTGGTGGAGGCGGATCAGGTGGTGGCGGAGGCGGAGCAGCTAATGAGGTCGCTCTAAGCCAAGGTACTACTACTGTAAATGTTACTTTTGTTACTCCTCAAGGCAGTAATACCTATGTGGTAATCGCACAATTGGTAAATACTACTGATCCTGATCCAGAATTTCAGCCGATTACAATTACCAACAAAACAACTACGGGATTCACTGCTACCTGGAATATGCCTCTAGATACGGCAAATTACAAACTCGATTATTTAGTTGGTGCCGGTACAATCGAGCAAGTAGGGGAATTTCCTTTAACTATGGGCGAAGTAACGGCTACCATTACTTTAAATGTTCCCATGAGTTCAAGTAGTTATGTAGTTACTGCAGAATTGGCTAATTATACCGACGCTACCCCACAATTTCAACCAATTACTGTGACAAACAAGACTACTACGACCTTTACCGTTAAATGGAATATGCCCGTAGATACGAATAATTATCGTGTTGCATGGCAACTTGCCGGATTTCAATAAGGGCCGACAATCTTATGATATATATATACAGGTAAGGATATATGATTATTTATAGAGCGGTTAATAAAATTAACGGTAAGGCGTATATAGGACAAACCATTAGGAGTTTGAACGAACGCATTAGAGAGCATAAATATGCTGCCTCTAAAAGAACCAATAATTTACCGTTCCATAATGCCGTTGCTAGTTACGGATTTGAAAATTTTGACTTTTATTTTGTAGATAGGGCAGTTGATTTGGAAGATTTAAATAAAAAAGAACAATTTTATATTAATAAATTCAATAGTTTAGTTCCAAATGGATACAATGCTGAATCAGGTGGGAAAAACAAAATACGCTCTGAAGAAACAAAAAGAAAACAATCTGAATCTAGAAAAAAAATGCTTTCAGATAAAACCAAGCATCCAAATTGGGGTAAAAGTTCTGGTAGTGCAAAACCTGTTCTTTGCTTTAATGATTCTAGGAAATACGTTTCTGCCAATAATGCGGCCAAATATTTGGGCTTGGACCCATCTGCAGTAAGTAAAGTTTGTAACAATATTTATTCACATACAAAAGGATTCAGATTCAAATATCTGTAATTAAAGGAGTTTTATGGCTACGTTCCAACTCGGAGGCTTAGTAGAGCAGATCGCAATCACCGCAACAGCGGCTGGTACAACTACGCTAGTCAATACCTCAAAACAAATTGAAATTTTTACGGGTTCAACAACCCAAACTATTGTTTTGCCTAACGCGACTACAATGGTCGTTGGTCAAAAATACGAAATATTCAATCAATCAACTGGAAACCTTACCTTAGAGTTTAACGGCGGCGGAGCATTCACCGATGCATTTGGAACAAATTACAGTACCATTGCAGCACACACATCCCTTTTCATCGTTCTTCAAACTAATGCTACGTCTGCAGGTACTTGGGCAGTTCTTTCATCTTCTGCAGCAGCAGGTGCAGGTCCGTATTCTCCAACAGTTCAAAGATTTTTATCAGGTTCTGGAACATATACTACTCCAGCAAACGTTCTCTTCATTCAAGTTGAAATGGTTGGTGGTGGTGGTGGTGGAGAAAATGCCGGTTCATCAAACGCCGGTAGCAATGGTTCTGCGACTACTTTCGGAACAAGTTTATTAACCGCTAATGGTGGTGGTGGCGCGAACGGTGGAGGAGCAGGCTCAGGCGGAATATCAAACGGTGGTACAGTAACTGTAAATTCTCCTGCGGTAGCATTGATAGCATTGCAAGGAGGCTCTGGTAATCCACAATCGATATTCGGAGCAACTGGAGCGTCAGGCGGAGGTAACGGTGGAGTTACTCCATTTGGCGGCGCAGGTTGCGGTGGACTTAACAATACAGTTCCAGGCACGGGCGTAAATTCTCCTACTCCCGGTATACCTAACTCAGGTTCTGGTGGCGGTGGACAAGGTGGTAGTAGTTCCTTTGGTGGTGGTGCCGGAGGCGGTGCTGGTGGTTACATCAAAGCCATTATTACTTCTCCTTTAGCCTCTTACGCTTATTCAATTGGTGGTGGTGGAGCAGGTGGTGCAGCTAGTGGTGGTGCCGACGCAGGTGCTGCTGGTGGTAGCGGTGTCGTTATCGTTACTGAATTTTATGCTCCAACTGCTGCGGCAGCAAATGGTGGCGGAGCTTATACCCCAACAGTTCAAAAATTCTTATCTGGATCAGGAACATATACCACTCCAGCAAACGTAATTTACATACAAGTTAAATTAGTTGGCGGTGGTGGTGGCGGAGGTGGATCGGAACTCGCGAGCACACAAAACGCTGGTACAGGCGGTACAGGTGGTACTACTACATTCGGAACAAGTCTATTGACAGCAGTCGGTGGTACTGGTGGCGGCGTTGGTACTGGTGGTGGTGGCCCAGGTGGCACAGCAACTGTAACAAGTAGTTCTACTGTGTTACAAGTTGTCGCAGTTCAAGGTGGATCAGGCCAAGGTATAGGAAACGCAACTACAGGACAACCTGGAGGATCTGGAGCTGCATCACCTTTCGGTGGTCAAGGTGGATCTCAAGCGGGTGGCGCAACCGGTGCTGTAGGATTTGCAGCAATAGCTAATACTGGTTCTGGCGGTGGTGGCAGCGGTACCGGAAGTGCTACTGGATACGCAGGATCAGGTGGTGGAGCAGGTGGTTATATTGAAGCTATTATCCTAGCACCTTCAGCAACCTATTCTTACTCAATTGGCACAGCGGGTACAGGTGGTACAGCAGGAACCAGTATGAGCGCAGGTGGAGCAGGTGGCTCTGGTTACATAGAAGTAACAGAATACTATGCTAACGGTTCAGTAGGAACTGCTACAACTATTACTGGACTTCTAAGTAATGCAAATCTTACAGCACCAACAGTTCAAAAATTTACTTCAGGTTCTGGAACATATACTACTCCTACTTCTCCAAGAACTCCACTATATATCAAAGTAACAATGGTAGGCGGTGGTGGTGGCGGAGCCGGTAGCGGAACAGCAACTGGTTCAGTTGCCACAGCTGGCGGTACTACTACATTCGGAACAAGTTTATTGACAGCCAATGGAGGTATCCAAGGAGTTTATGGTTCTCCTGGGGCAACTGGTGGAACTGTTACGGTTTCAAGTCCAGCCGTTCAAGTTGTAGCAGTAACGGGTGGCGGCGGTGGTAGTGCAATGTCGGATAGTGGGACTACAGTGGTCTTATCTGGCGGTATTGGAGGATCCTCAATGCTCGGTGGTGGAGCCGCTCAAGTATATTCTGCAAACCCAGGCATCAATGCTCCATCCAATACGGGTGGTGGTGGTTCAGGCGGAGGCGGTAACAATATAATTAATCAAGTCACTGGAAGCGGCGGAGGATCAGGTGGAGGGATAGTAGCGATTATCAATAATCCATCAGGAACATATAGTTATGCAGTTGGTGCTGGCGGAAATGGGGGCGGAGCGGGTACTAGTGGCCAAACTGGTGGTAACGGTGGATCAGGTTATATTGCTGTTGAAGAGTTCTATCAATAATTGTATGAAAAAATACAACTATTCTCGGATGAAAGATTCAAAGAATATTTCAGATCCTATTTACCAGAATAGTTTTCAAGGATCATTGCCTTCATTGGTTGACTTAAGACATCTTTGTCCCCCAGTTGTAGATCAGGGCCAAGAAGGTAGTTGTACAGCCCAAGCATCTGTATCTGGTGTTTACGATTTTCTTCAATTAAAAAATATAAGAATTGTAAACCCACACGTAGATCCCTTATCGGTATTTGCTCCTGGTAGTAGGCAGTTTGTTTACTATAACGAGCGTACAGATGAGAATACGGTTCAGCAAGATTCTGGAGCGGAATTAAGAGATATCATTTTTGCTTTAAGCCAATATGGGGTCTGCCCAGAAAGTATGTGGCCTTATACCAATAATGATATGACGGTTAAGCCCTCAGATGATTGCTATAAAAGCGCAGCAAACAATAAAATCAAAGATAATTTTAGAATTGTTAGTTTGGATCAAATGAAGGATTGTTTGGCCAATGGTTACCCTTTTATCATGGGCATTGATGTCTATGATTCATTTGAAAGCGAACAAGTAGCTCAAACTGGGAAAGTGCCTCTTCCTTTACCTTCTGAAAGTTGTCAAGGAGGTCACGAAATTACTTGCGTTGGCTTCGATGATAAAAACAGTTGGCTAATATGCAGAAATAGTTGGGGAGCAGATTGGGGAGATAAAGGTTATTTTTATTTACCCTATAGTTTCGTTACAAATCCCAATTTGGCAGAAGATTTTTGGACTTACAGATTAGCCTAAAAATAATACGAAGGCACTAATCACAAAAAATGCGATGATGGTCCAAGCCAAATCAGTTATCATCTTCTCTTTCTCTTATTCTGGCATTAAAATCATATTCTAAATCTTCAATTGTTTGTTTGAGATGAACATTTTCAATCTTTAATCTTTTAGTCTCATCGTTATAAGCATCTCGCCATTCCTCAGCAAGATTTAGGAGTTGTAAAACCTCATCATTATGAGCCTTAATGACCGCATCTAATTCTTTTGGATTGGGAATAATAGCTAAGATTTCGCTAGGCTCGTTGTGTACATCTCTTTTTAATTCTGGAAAATCTCTGTCTTTATACCAACTCATAAATTGCCATCCCATACGATACGTTTCTTGAATGCGCCTTTTTTGGCTTTCTTCTCATTTTGGATAATTTCAATGTCAGTAGGAAACAAGCCAGCACTTACAGCAATTGCTTCTAGAACTTCTTTGACATCGGCTAATTCTTCGCCTAGATCGTGAAGAGTCTTCGTACCCTTACCGCGCTCATGGAAAATTAAGTGCCCAAGTTCTCCAACTTCTTCATATAGTTTATTCATTAGAAGGCCGTACATTTCCTCTTCGGAAGCCACACGATATGTCATTGGTGTCATACCAGGTGTTGAGTTGCAAAGTTCTGTCATATTATCTCGAACCAATTTTTCTTTTGGCTTTCGATGTTCTTCAAACTGCTGACTAAATTCGTTAAGGGAGCCCATTATTTGTTTTACGCCTTCTGGAATATCTTCACTCATATCTTATCCTCCGCCAAAATAGCCTTTACAGCATCTCTGACTAACTCTACATCTTGGCCTAAATTGATTCTTATGAAATCATCATTGTGGTAAAGTTTTGAGCCAGGAAAATATGTAATACCCGCTCTATCTAGAAGATCTTTACATGACTGATCTGCTCTACTATAATAAAACATGCCAATTGGGTAAACGGTTGTGTCCCCAAAGTATTTCTCTAATTTAGACCATTCTTCGCGATTTCCATCTAACTTGCGCCTTGCACCCTGTTCGAAAGCATCCCAGTCGCAATGTTTTACTAAGTCCAAAATGATGCGATTCTGGGCACTGCTTAGTCCGCAATATTCTGTGGCAACACATTCTTTGAGGCGCTCATAGAGAGATCCGTTGTTGGTCGCTACCCAACCTACTCTAATGCCATTTATGCCGGTCATCTTACTAAAACTGCCTACATTCAAGACATGATTTGGAGGCGGTAAATGGATTTTAGGGAGATAGGAACCTGTATGATACACGGAATCCCAAACCACCATCTTATTGTCTGTCCTGACCATTCCAAGGTCTCCAGTCCACAAATTACCGATAGGATTGCTAGGAGAATCTACTAATATGACAGCACTTCGGTCGATCTTAGAGAAATTAACTTCTTCTTCATGCTCAAATCCTGCACTTTTAATGATGCTAGGATACATTCTAAAGAAAGGTGCTGGTGCAGTGACAACTGATTCGTATCTCACCTGCTGTTTGAGGGCATTTAGAGCAACGTGAAGGCCGCCTGTGGCTCCGTGTGTCAGAACTATGTAATCGTACCGAATACCAGTCTGACGCTCTATAACCTTACGTGTGGCCTCAATCATGGCGGGATCTCCTTCATGAGGAGTATATCCCATTTCCACAATATCTTTGTTATTGAAAGGTATAAAGAAATTTCCAGATGCTTCTACGAAAGCTTTTCTTACTGCAACCGATTCTCCCCAACCCAAGTCAAATTTTGTCATCTTTCCTCTTCTGGTCAGCTCTTTCGTTGGCTAACCGCTCTTCGTTCTTAAGTTTCAAAAATTCCACCACGAGATGTCCCTGTCCACGATCAACCAATTCTGAGGGTCTAGCTTTACGTAGTCTTGGGTTCTCTTTAAGGTACCAGCTCTTTACCTTCTTGCGATCCCAACCAAAACATTTGATAGCCATCTCAATGATCTCGGCCTCAGTAATTGGCTCTTCACCTTCTGGGGTAGGATGAGGATTTCTACATTTACGATATGTCATGTTGCGTACCCTACTGATAGTTCAAAGAAAAACACTACTCTTTCTACTGGCTTTACTTGAAGTAAACCGAAACGTTCTGCGGTTCTAAAATTCACACTAGATTTCCTGGCCAATTCTACTTGACGAGTAACCAAGGACCTAAATTCTTCTAGGGAGTAGCTGATCTTGTAGTTGTTGCATTGAGCGCATGCTGGCATTAAATTTTCAATGGCGTCCAAATCCACACCTTTTCGGGCATGCTGATGAGATCTAGCATGGGGAATAATGTGGTCTACTTGAAGCTTTTCAGGCTTTGTACCGCAATAGCCGCAATGACCATTGTATTTTGCTTTTACTTGATCCCTAATCTTCTTAGGAATGGCTTTACGCTTCGTCATCATCGATTCCCAGTAAGTCGATTTCTTCTATCTTTTCCTGTACTGGAACAAATAAATCTAAAAGCTTTGCTGGGAAGTCTTCTTGCTTTAAAATGACATCATTCAATCTAGCGGCGGCATCCCTGTCTTCCAAAGTGTCTGAAAAGTCATATAGAGCCTTAATCACATGGGTATACATATTACAAAGAGCCATTCCCTGGGCTGAAAACGCGTGATCGTTTTTAGCAGCCGCATTCTTAATTCGAGCTGAGATCTGATAAATATTATTTTCCATTTTCTAGCCTTTCTCTGTCTTCGAAGTCTCCACCATGGAACCCTTCTACTATTTCTGTTCCTTCAATTACATTACGCCCATCAGCACCATAACTAATTGGGTATTTATGGCATTCTTTCAAATCCTTTAACCCAACATCTGAAAGGCTTACCCCAAAAAGAAAGTCATATCCAAAATCCATTACGACCTTGTACATATAGTATTTCTTGTTTCTAGAGCCAGTAAAATGAAATACTTTTAGTACGTCACCTTTATGGATTGGTCTAAGTTTAGAATCGTAGTAAGTTTTCATAGAAAAATAGTGATTAACAAATCAATAAATAGTAACATCAAGAAAAACACCATATTACTTTTTATACATCTCAAATAGAGACAGTCGTTTTCTCTTTTGTGCCGTAATACCGAGTGGGGCAAGTAGTTTTTCGTACTTTAAAATGACTTCCCAAGCTTGTTCTGTGGTCATTCCGATATTTTCACCGGCTTCAATCTCAACGAATGTAGCGTATTTGCCATCTTCATTCTTTACGGTATAATAAACAATGTCTGCATCATCAAAGAAGTAGATATCGCAGGCCTTATCGATACTAAAATTTTTAATGTAACCAAGTCCTTCGCAAAACGCTACGATTAATGCTGGATCATTCTTGTCAATTCTCAAATTCACTTCAGTGCGAACCCAATTGTTTTGATCAATATGTTTCTTTTTAAAAGTAAGTTCTGAACGATGTTCGTCTTCACCACCCATTTTATTTTCGGCGGCCATTCTATACCTTAGAAATTCGTTTTCTTGTCTGACATAGTAGACATCTTTGGATTCTACATAGATAAAACTTTTAGGGTTTAAACTTTTGGCCAAATCCTTAAAGGCGATGCGGTTGATGTCATCTCCATTATACTTGCATTCTATTTCAAGAAATTTATGTTCTTCGGCCATAATAGTATACTAGCACGCTATTGTGTTAAATACAAGTCTTTTTCATTCATATTTAACATTTTTATGCTTATTGTTGATTTCCTTATTTTTTTCTATTTTCTCTTTCCTATTCGGAAATTCTCCTGTTTCATAATAAACTTCATACATCCAGGTATCAAATTCCATGGACGCATACAATTTCCATTTTGGAAACTTTAAATTCGTTTCTTTGTATATGGTTTCCCAATATTGGGTTCCAGCTACCTCAACATCGTAAATCTTTTTCCTTAAAGTCTTTGGGGCTGGAGTTTCATAGATTTCATCTTCAAATAAATTCTGCCTATGGATGGCATCTTCGAATTTTAAATCTGGTTGCCTATTCTTTTCATGGATAAACCATAGGTGGTGGGCTATCTCATGTATTAGAGATATAACGGTTTCAGTTTTAGAACTTTGATGTTTTTTATAAATAAGAATTTCAGAACCGTCTAAGAGCCATCCACCGGCATCTCCCGATTTTTGACCACTAAACGATACTTTAACGCCCATTCCTTGTGCGTATTTCGTTAAACGGCTTAATTCTTCATCTCTAATCATAACATCCCTTAAGTGCGCCAGTGCGATCCATTTTCTGTTCTTGTGGCACGACTAATTCTAACGAATTCAACTCTTGCGTGAAATTCTTCTAGGTTTTTAGCGCCCACATAGGAAAATGCGCTTCGTAAGCCCCCCTGAATATCGTCCAAAACATCTTTTACTGATCCTTTGTATGGCACAAGGAAGGATTCACCTTCAGTAGTCCTGTGTGTGCCGGTCTTGCCTTGAGAATCGTAAGCTTCTTTGGAGGCTGATCCACGGTATTTCTTTAGAGCTTTCCAGTTAGGCCTAAGATAGCCACCAGCAATACCATTTTCAAATTGTTCTTTGGTAAGCATCTCAGAAGTCCCTTCATGAATATACACTACATCTCCTGGCGTTTCATCAGTTCCAGCAAGCATTCCGCCAAGCATTACCAGACTAGCCCCAGCACCCAAAGCTTTAGCGATGTCTCCCGGAGTCTTCATTCCCCCATCTGCAATGGTTGGGATTCCTGTGCCTTCTAAAGCATTTACTACGCTAGTCACGGCTGATAGTTGAGGATAACCTACACCGGTCTTAATACGAGTAGTACACGCACTACCTGGACCAATACCTACCTTAAATCCGTCAATTGATACTTGGCCTAAAAATGGCTTAAGGCTTTCGCCTGTTGCGAAATTACCAACGATTATGGCAGCGTTATCTCGGAAACGTTCTCTCAACCTTTTTACTTGATTCAGAACTGCTTCTTGAGCACCGTGAGCAACATCGACTATAAATACAATGGCACCCATGCAATACAACGCTTCAGCTCTTTCGAATTCATGGTCGCCAATACCAACAGAAACCATAGGCCTGTAAATACATTCCATATCCTCGATGATCATAGCTTCGTCGAACATTTTGGCGTTTTCTTCAATTGTACAAAATCTATGAAGGCATGCTTGGGCACCGTAATTTAACATAGCATGAGCCATTTTTACATCGGTAATAGTGTCCATATTAGCCGAAATTACTGGGAAATTACATCCGATATCACGGAATACCTTATGATTAGTAGATACACGTAGATCTACGTCTTTTCTACTTGAAATCGTTGAGAATTTTGGAACAATTAGGACATCATCGAAAGTGAACAATTCTTGCATCGGTTTCCCTCTAGTTAGTACCAATATACCATTTTTGAAAAATTTAAGCAAGTTTATTTTTTATCAATGCTTTTAAATGCGCTTGCTATAGCGCTTAACCATTCTTTTTCCTTAAAATCTCTTTCTTCTTGATAATATTTGCTTAATTCGGCAGTAGCGTCGTCTTCTGAGTACCCAGCTAAAGCAAAATCGTAGGCCAAAGCGAACCAAGTCTGATTACGCCCGTTCTTAAAAACTATACCGTTCTTGAGTTGGTATTTAGCCCATGTAGAAAGTTTGTCGTAGTCACCCTCGCCTTCAGGAATAGCCCTCTTAGTTTTTAACTTAGGGGATAAGTGAGGCCATTTATGAAGCCAAGCGAAGAGTTCTTTGTGACTTACCCTTTTCTTTAATCGAACCAGTCTTTGCCTTTTACCCGGTTCTCGGAATACTTCTGGGATCCTAACACACCTAGATGGATTGGCACAAGCCTTATCAGCAGTAGTTATTATAGCAAAGATCCATTGCGCAATCAAACCATATTGAGTCCTATCCTTTAGATCCTCGTCTAGGGTAATTACGGTATGGATAGACTTATTTCCACTAAATACTTGGGCCGTAAAAGGCATTTTTAGGTGATTGATCGTGTTGATCTGCTCTTTTAGGGTGCCAACATCTAATTCAACCAAAAAGGATCTAAATTTATCCACACCTTCATCGCACCTAAATCCTTTCATTGGATTTAGAGCTACCATTATTAACTTATCGCTATTTACGATTTTGGTGTATTTAGGATCCTTGGGGATAAGTGTAACCTTACCCCCCAACACTTCTTCTAATGGAACTGGCTCGGTCGCATAAAGAGAATTCTGGACACAAACTTTTTCATTTGCATTAAATAGCAATTTAAAAAAATCTTGTGTCTTTTCATTCATACTTATTTTTTAGCTAATTCTTGTAAAGCAGTAAATGTAGTTGGATCCACTATTAACTTCTGCCCAGCGCTATCTTTTGATGCTGCCTCTAAATCTTTCTGTGTTGCTTCTAAGGCTTGTTGTTCTGCAATTTCTTTCTGAAGTTTTTCTCGTGTATGTCTATCTTCCAATATTTGCATCATATGCTTTTTAACTTCTTCAACGGTAAAACGATGAATTACAACTTTTTGATCTGTAAATACTTTCTTTCCTAATTTACCCATTTGGTCGGCCAAGACCACTTCACGATCGCGTTCGTAAAGTTGTGGTACCCCCCTATTGACAAACTTCTGCCAACGCGAAGATGCCCCAAAAGCTTTTAGTGACAATTCATTTAATTCCTGTCTAGTCTTGTATTCCATTTTCTTTCTCCTCTTTTTCACTTATTTTAATGTAAACTTCTTCAATATGTTGATCGCTTACATCTTTGTTTTCAACCATTTCAAATAAAGCGGACAATGCCTCTTTATTCGTTAATTTCTCTTTTTCCCATAACACGCACACAACACACATTATTCTTCACTCTTTTCGTCTTTTTTAGGCAAGCCTATGTCACTTTTGTATTTCTTCTCTAAATTTTCTTGTACTATTTTGGCCACTCTTAATTGAAATTTTTCGTCGTATTTAACGAACTTACCACGTTCATATCCTACATAAATAGTTTCGCCTACAGAATCATTAAATCGGCTCTTCCACACTTTCCATTTACTTCTCAAATAAGCACGCTCTGGAGAAATTTCAGCAATGAAAGTGGCCTTATCGCATATTTCTTTGCTTCCCTTTAATCGCACGTTGAATGGGGTAGTATCTTCTTCGTTAACTAATCGTTTCATTTGAGCCATTACGACAATCGGGCCTGGATAAACTAACTTCATTTTATCTAGAAATGCGGCAAACATTGCCTGAACTTTGTACTGATCTAAATCGGTATTATTCCTAGATACCTTTACGTTTTGGTAATAATCAAGAATAACTACATCTGGAGGGTTACCGCTTTCGAGTAAACTCGTAAAGATTCTCTCGATACCTTCAAGAGTTGTTGTCCATCCAGAGATTCCCTGATAAGTATCTCCGATAATGGATAGGGTGTCATTCTTACACCAAAGTGGAATGAATTTAGCGTACTGATCTTTTTCTTCGCCTGTAATTTCATTGTGATTGGTGTACTTTAACCCTAAATGTACTGCCGTAATACGATTGTAGAAGTCTTCTGGGGCTTCCTCGTTAGATAGAACAAGGACTCTTCCTGGCTTTCCTGTAGCTGGATTGATATTGGTAACAGTAGAGTAAATAATATTTGCTACCGCTGTTGATTTACCGTCTCCTGTATCTGCTCCAATCAAAATAAGATTTTTTCTAAAAAAAGGGACTATCTTTCTAAAACTATCATTCATAAATGACATAGATTTTTTTGCAGCCTCAATATACTCATTACTAGAACTTATCAATCCCTCAACATATTCTTTGGATAGGTGCGAAAAATCTACATTCTTACCTTTTTCGAGTTCTTCTTTATTTTGCTGTAAAATATTGAGATCTCGTTCAACTCTATGTTCTTGTAAAATAAGGGCTTTCGCCTGAACGTTCTTTTTGCGTTCATCGTTTTCCTTATCCATTACTAGTTTTTTATCAAAATCGTCTAACTCTTTACTCATTGCTGTTCCTAAAAGTTGTCTTGATAGCATTTAATTCTGCCAATAAATCTTCGTTAACTTGCATTGGCTCTAAATCAGATGTATCGTATTTTGGATCGTCATCAATATATTTTACTGGCTTAAGAGCTACTTCCAAATCTGGGATATCTTCTTCTGGATTCCTGTACCCTCCCGTAAGTGATGGAGATAGCTTCTCTATTTTCTTGGGAGGAGCATTTTCACTGAAATTAATCTGTTTTTCTAAAACAATGCCTTTCCAGGTCTTAATTTCTTCTTTTCGTTTTCTTTCGACTATAGTTTTTGAAAGTTTTTGAATTTCCTCTGACCAACACAGTTCGGCAAGGAAAAAGCATACATGGGGTTTAATAATTTCTTTAGGGGTATATCCGTATGCTATTAGAGTAGAATAGAGATAGTGGAAATGTTCTTCTCGATCAGTTCTTGAAACTTCTGTATATTGCTTGCCACGTTCAGAAGTACGGTTAACTCCATACTTTTCCTTCCATGCTAGCATTATATCTTCTATTGAGAATTTTTCGTCTTCCACGTTACGCCCCGATTGATTTTAGAAGTTTTTTGGCTGTAGACACTTCTTTTCTATATTCGCTCTTATTTCTATTTTTTGCAATGAATTTCTTCAAAATAAGCGCCTTTTTATCATTAGGCTTATTGTCAAATCTATTCATGAACTTTTGAAGTTCATCGGCATTATAAACCTGATCTGGGCGTTTATTGTAGAGATTACAATAAGGATTGACATCAGAAACGATTAAATCTTCAATTTGTAGATCCCTTTGTTGTATTGGAAAACATATGTACCAGGACTCATCGAATTGAAAGGCTGTTACACTGTTTTTTACATTCGCTTTTTTTCTAATTGATTTGAATGTTGGAAAATCGATTTTTTTGAATCCATAATCCGCATAATTCTTAATTAATTTTGTTGGATATCGTGGAAGTTCAGAATTGCCTGTAAAAGCCAAATATTCCTCTGATGACTGACCCTTAATATTTCTTAATTTTTTCTTACAAATCCTTACTAGATCTTCCATTCTTTGTTTATAAAAAATAGAAAAATTTGCCCTGTTTTGTTGTAAGAAATCTTTAGGTTCAGGAGGATTGCCTTCATGTC